ATCTTCCAATTGAGTCTAAATGTAGTTTTTGTCTAACAATAAATTGGTCAGCTAAAGCAAATGGTAATGCAATAGGTAGCGTCGGAGAACCAGTTGAAGATAAATCCACTGTTCCTAAAACAGTAAAACTACCACCGTCTACGGCAACCGATACCGTCAATGCGCTATTGTTCCCTGCTGTCTGTGCTTCAATCTCAACTTCTCCACCACTTTTAAACTGTAATGCACTATCACAATCTTCTTCTCGGCTTACAAGCACACCGTCAATTGCAGAACCGGAATTAGTTGTACCCGTCCAAGCCTGATTTACCGTACCGTCGTTTGCATCGATATAATATAACTTCTCTTGTCCAGCAAACGTAACCTTGCCCCATGCCCCCACATTCCAACCAGTAATAACCATCCACGATTGAATAGCTGGGTAATATACCCAAACACGATTGTTGTATGACGATGCGCTTGTTGGTAATGCTAAAAAGTATTTATTGTCAAAATAAACTGCACAGGCTTTAGAGATAACTGACCAGTTGATAGTGTCAAATTCAGTCTTTAACGGATAGCTGAGTGGGAATGTCTGCCCTAATTGTAACTTGTCTTGTTGAGTACGAAATACCCCACGAACACCATCATTAGCTAAAAAATAAACGTCATCTCCGACTATCTGCGCTGTATTGCCAGCTACACATCCAATGTCTAATATCTTCTCAGGCTTATCAGTTGCGGTTGGAGTTACTGAAGGGTTAATACCATATACCGCATCAGCACCAAGACAAATTAAACCTAAATCTCTAAGACCTAATAATGCTCTTTCCTCCCCAACGGTGATATTATAATTATTTGCAGTACGATCAAACACGTTATCATAAGTGCTTGGCAAAGCATCTGACCAATAAAGTAAATTAGCTTTTAATGCCCAAACACGATTTCTAAAGAATGTAAGAACTTTAGTTAATGGGCAGTCGGTGTTCCCTGTACCTAAGTCCGTAACCGTATGATCTTGCAACATCTGGCGTACATTGTCCGTACCATTAGATATTAATACTACGTCACCATTAGCCCCTGAACACGTAGCCTTAATCATCGTTGTTGACAATCCAGTTGTAAATCCTGAATTGTGCGTAGTGAAAGTTCCTGAACCAGTATAACCACGAAGATTAACTCCCTCAGTTACTAATAACTCATTAGTTCCAAGTCTAGGAGTAAATCCGAATGCTCCTGTCCCTGCGTTGGAGCCTAAGTCTTCAATCAATGATGTTCCAGGTATTTTAGTAACTTGACCAGGAACACCAATATCAAAGTTCTCTAAAACTTCCAATTGGTTATGATTAATCTTTGACGGATGCTGTCTAGTGTTCTCCCCACCAGAGAAGTCACGACGAGATACAACAAGTCTCTTCTCGTCAGGGGCAGATAATCTAGCGTATGCTCTAAACTTGTTTGGGAACATTAGTAAAGACCATCTCTATTAAATGTTGCAGGAATAAATTGTTGTATCTGATTAGGCTTATTCTCTTTATCCCAAATATAGTCATTAAGAAACTGTGCAAATTGACCTTCAAATACGGACGCTTTAGCAAACTGCCTTTTATATCTCCACGTGTCGGCAATAGCTCCAAGCTCGATGCCATCTGAAATATCAATAATTGGATAATCGTTATCATCAACCAATGGCGACGGCTTGATATAATACGGGATGGAGATTGTTACAACCGAAGAAGGAACATAGTTAAATGTTATCTTCTTATAGAATGGCGTAGTAATAACAGGCGGTATAGCTATAACTGTTACTGCCGCCGCATTAGATGTTGCCGTAACCTTGCCTGATGTAACAGCACTTTTTGAAATGCTTATAATTCTGGTGTAGCTATTTGTCGTTATAACAGCAGATGTGCCGTTAAGTGAAACAGACTCGTACACTTCTAATGACGAACTTATACCACGAACCAATACGGACTGTGTCGTATCTGAGGTTGAATCAGAGACTATTGATAACGTAGAAGATGACGTAGGCTGATTCTGAACTCTATCTTCAATAATTGAGTATTGGGTAGGTAAACCCAAAGAGGATATTACGCTAATGTTCTGAGATATTAACGCCTGATAATCTAACTCAGAAATCTCATTATTGTTTGTAGCATCACGAACAATAAATGGCTTTCCAAAATCATCTGGCAACACATAACTTTGCGTTCCCGAAACAGTATTAAATGTGTAACTTGTATTAATATTTTCCCAGTTAATTGCTCTTAAACTTTGAAAATATCTTTTATTAATATAATTTTTTATAATGGAGGCAATAGAAGTTGACGTGTCCAAAACTTCATTCTGGACGTTCGATACAATATCTGACAAAGATTTATTCATAGAACAATTCCTTCCACTAATGTAGTATACAATAGGATGTCTTTGTCTTTCCACTTATTTATGAAATATTTTTTATTTGCTTCCCAATTGTCCTGCGTCAATTTATCGTTATAAACTGTCTGTCCCGGGGTATGTCCAACAACGCAATTAAAGTTGCGATACATCTTTTTCCCGTCGGAGTATATCTGCATCCATAAATCACTATCTTCCCAAGAGTTAATATAGTTCTCATCGAACTGTGCGTATTTTCTTGGTATCATAAATACACTTCCCCAAATACCTTCTTCAATTCTATCTTCTTTGCTATGTCCGAATTGATTACTCGCAAGTGTACTAACTCCGCAATCACTAAACTTATTAAACGGTTCAATCAATGCTTCTAGCCATCCGTCGTTAACCATGACATCATTTGTTAACAAGACAACGTAATCTGACTTACAACAATTAAAAGCCCTGTTAATGCTTATATCCGCCGTAGTTCTTTTCTTCTCGTAAATATGAATGTCTGCATATTCAGAAAAATAATTTGAACCAGTCTCGACGATGATTGTCTCGAAATTAATATCAGTATGAGCCTTAGCAAGCTCAATACATTTTACAGTCATAAAGATATGCTTATGCTCGGGAGCGTATACCGGAATAACAACGCTTATTTTTCTACTATTTTCCACCAGATTCTCTCCTCGACGTTGAATGTACTAAAACTTTCATTAACTGCTTTTATAACTCCGTGATGTTTGTGATCTACTACATCTAAATCAATGTATCGTTCATCGTATTCATTAGACTCGTAATCATGCCCTGCAATAATCCCACCAACCCTAACCTTTGGAGTCCATTGTTCAATATCTCTTTTTACACTTTTGTAATCATGGCAAGCGTCTATATAAACAATATCTGCATAACCGTCTGGAATAAAACGCACAGCGTCGGAAGAACTCATTATAAATGTCTTTATTTTATCTTCTAACCCAAGCTCTCTCATATTATTTCTAAACATTGAATATATATCTTTCTGAATAGCAATGTCATGGAGATTGGTGTCGGGGTTTCCCTTATACCAGTCCACAGAAATTACTTCAGAATCATCTATATCTACAACTTCTCTCGCCCAACAAGAAGTAGACTCACCTAGCCAACTCCCTATTTCTATTATTTTGGTGGCATTGACCTTATCTACCAACATTTTCATAACAGATTTTTGTTTTTCATGTATCTGGTTTTTAGGGTAATCAAAAATTATCATAATTGCTCCGCATTGATTAAATATTTCTTTAACTCATCTGGCAATGGTTTCTTAACAACATCGTATTCTTTATCTGGTAAAACAGCTTTATTGGGATACTCCCAATCTTTATAATTCTTCTCATGCCACTCTTTCCCATTAAAGTCAGTAGCATGTGCGTAGCACGTAACTTTCTTATAAACGTCTTTAGGCGAAGCCCAAGAGACATGGTGCATCTCAACATCCGCTAACTCAACAGCGCAATCAACATTTCTAATATATGGGAACGTAATATCCGAACGGGTAGCAATTACAGGCGTATAATCTGGACGAGGACTTAGAATGTAATCCGTTGTTTTCCAATAACACTCTGGCTTAACCACCAAAGCTCTTGCGCTTGTCTTTCTTGATATGTCTATCAATTTCTTAATATTCTCTGCATCCATAAGCTCGTCGCTGTCAAACGTAAGTACCCAATCACAACCATTCTTAGCGCATAGCTTATTCCCTAATGTTCTCTGGTGATGATCTAAAGGCCAATACCCCTTAACATAATCAACGCCTAATTCATCACAGATAATCTCAGACTTTCCATTATCTAGCACATCGCCAAAATAAGACTTCTCGCTAATTAAGATAACGTGATAATCAACAAACGGCTTTAGGCACTTAATTGTCCCGGCAATCGTATCTTCGTCATTAAGACATAATGTAACTGCGCCAATCTTAAACATGGTTTGGGTGCATCCCTTTGTCTACATTGTCAACGTGCCATAAGAACTTATTTAGCTCATGGTTCCTGCAACAAATCTGGCATTGGCTTAAATCTGTACTATCAAGAAACTCAATAACTTTCTTACGTTTATCGCTAATCCAAATATCAGCAATGCTATTCTGCTTTATATCTCCAATCTCATATTCCTTCTCGCCTTTGTGATGATCGCAGATATACGCTTTACCGTCAGCTGCGATAGCACCCTGGAAGTGATGTGAGTAGCACTTCTTATAATGCCTACCATGATTTGTTTCAGGAGAGAGAACATCATCAAAACGATAGCTTGTAACCATAACATTAAACTTACTGTCACTAAGCTCTTCAGCAACTTTTAATAATGGGAAAACATTGTCTTTAAAAAAATCCTGACTTACTTGCGGTGTCCCAGGACGTCTAATCTCAGGCTTAAACTGCATATAGTCTGCGCCAATATCTTTGGCTATCCCTGCAATTATTGGTATTCCCTTATAATTCTTCTCATTAATAACAAAGCCAATTCCTACCGTAGCCCTGTCTTTAATGCCACATAAGTATCTAATGTTAGAAATCGTCTTGTCGAATGTTCTTGATATTGTTCCATGACTCTCGGCGTAACTATCTCCGTCGTAGGCATCAACGGATATTCTAATCCAAGTCATATGGGTTGCTAAAACATGAGCTTTATCATTGGTAATTAAAGAACCGTTTGTAAATATGCCCTGATCTAAACCAAGCTCTTTAGCATACTTAATTGCTTCGATGGTGTTAGGGTTCATCAGCGGTTCACCACCACCCGTCCAGTTGATAGCTTTTGTCCCGGCGTCTTTCATGTCTTTAAGCAACTTCTTCATTATCTCTAAGCAAAGCATATCCTTGTTCTCGCTACGCCATTGCGCGAAAGAACACCACGGGCAATCGTGATTACACTTATTTGAAGGGTCAATTTCAAATAGGATTGGAAACACGTTTCCCGTATTCTTCCACTGGAGAACACGGTCTAAATGCCAAAGAATCTTCCCTTGCGGATTACACTGACCTAGACTCATTTATAAACTCGCATAATGCCTCTTCCCACGGTCGCATATAAAAATCAATTAGTATATTGCTATCGAATTCCTTGTCTCTATCAACGGCATCATATTCCGCGCCGATATATTCAATAATTTCTTCCCTGCTCAACGAACCTCTATTTGCTATGTTTACAACTCCGAATCTGTCTATATTATTCAAGACATAACAAACAATGTCTAAGTCATAAGCAATATAGAAAAACTCATCTTTGAATATGCTTACCTTTTTACCGTCAATTGCCTCGTTAATATAATTATTAAAATCTCTACCGAATACCCACGGCAGCTTTATAACTAAAGCAGTATTTAAAACATTTTGTACAATTATTTCTGATGCTAACTTGGTCTTTGAATAAACATTCACATTGCTTGCGTATGCCGTTGATATGTGAATAAGTTTACAATTATTTTCTTTGCAGTACAGCGCAAGATTTAGAGCCCCGACGACATTAACAAAATACGCATCTTTTTTATTGCTATTACATTTTTCAACACCAACAATAGCAGCGCAGTTAATAACATACTTTGGCTTATAATGACCTAATACATTACTAACTGCATTATAATCCGTTATGTCTAAATCAGCATGACTTAGACACTTTATGCCTTTGCGCTCAAAAGCTCTGCCAAGCCCGCCTTTGCCGACACAAATAATTGATTCTGCCATTGTTTTGCTACCAATTCCCAAGAAAATATATTCTTGTTTTTTAATAATTCTTCTCTTAGCACTTCTTGCCTTTCATCATCTTTGAGGATTTCGATGAGGCTTTTTTTGAACTCTTCATTGTTATCACCTGCCTTTCCTTTAATTTTAATTCCAATCTTCACTGTCTCTGCAAGTGCGGCGTAGTCGGTTGTCACTGGAACGCAAAGACTGGCTTGCGCTTTCATCGCGCTTATACAATTATGCACAAATACGCCACCTGCTGAGAAGTTATGATACTTTTCAACTTCCATATCATAAACATCTTCCCTAATATTATCTTTTTCAATGCAAATAACTTTATGATTGAAAAATGCTTTCTGGTTATTACCTAAACTATTTTTATATTCCTCAAAAGTATTGAATCCATTTTTATTAGCAATGGTCAATAATTTCTTTTCATGCCTATTTTTTAACCATTTAGCTCTATCTTCGCTAGACATTAACTTAACTTTATTCCACATATTGCTGCATTGCTTCTTTGCCCAATCAGTTCGTTCTTCTTTTGTAAATCGCTCCCTAACAGATAACTTAGACGCTTCGGTTGTCCTTGCGCGACCTTCCTTAGTTATATATCTTGTCTTGGGATTAAAAGATTTTCTAGCATGGTCAGCTGGTGTTATCGCAACTAGATTTTCAGGAGTATTGTCGTATCTATTGCCGTTTTTATGGTCAATATGCTGTCCCTTGATATCTCCGAACAGTTTCTCACCCAATATTCTATGCTCAAAATCCCAATCACCGGATGGTTGTTTTACTGCAAATGTTGGTCTTTCATAGCATGGCATCAAACTATCGCCAACAGTTAATTCATTCGCCATTTTCCATGAACCATCCCTCATCATAAATAAATGCTCTGGAGTAAATCTTAATACTGTACCGTCATCTAAAGTAATTCTTAGCAATTCGGCATCTTTTTTAGAAAGCCAAACTTTATTTACTTTACCCATTACAATTTTATTTATATCTTTGTCATAAGAATAAACATAGAAACCAGACTTTCCAATAAGTTCCTTTATCGGAACTCCAGATGGATGCGTAATATGGTTTCTTGGCATTAGAATTGGAGTATCCCCGACGCAACAACTAATTTCTTCAAAAAACGATGGGTAAGCATACACCCCCGACTTAGCAAATTCCTTAGCCAACTGTTTATGTCCAACTCGTCCATGCTCATAAATCCCCGGCTGATTCATTAACTTAGTCATAGCAATACGAATCTTTGGGTCACGAACGCCTTGCTGTTCCATCTTTATCCACGTTTCCCAACCATAAAAGATATGCAACTCAGCGTCTGGAACTTCTTTAATAACGTCATGCCAAATGTCTAACAAGTTTACAAGCCCTCTATCATAAGAGCTTGTATAGATAATACGACGAGGATTTCTCTTCTCTAGCAAGTTATTAAAGTCTTTAAGATTTATCCCGTTTGAGCTTACCAAGATTTTATTCTCTGGAATAAAACTAGGCAGTAGTGTCTTATGGAACTGTGATAATACAATAATTTTATCAATGTTATCTAAGTCTTTAACTGCAAACTGTCCTTCTTGTGGAACATCGTGTAGCCATACCGACGTAGTTTTAGCTTTTAACTTATTTTTTAATAC